TTAGGCTTGAATCGTTGCCTATTCTCCATGAGTTACCAAGGCCGCTTTTAAACTCTGCCGCCGAATCAAAACCCGATACACTAACAAGAAATTCTGATGAGTCTTTAACGTGTAACGCGCTACTAGGACTACTAGTACCAACCCCCAAAGACTCCGCAGAAGCATCCCAGAAGAACTTAGGCGTTGTTCCGGTGTCTTCGTAGAAGGAGATGTCGCCGTTGTTGGCAATAGCTATTCGTTTATTAGCGCCACCACCATCGGCAGGATCGGTAGCAAATTGTAATGCGTCTAAAGGGCCTCCATAAACTTGCATAACATTATTAGAAGACAAAACTCCAAGTTTTGTCGCGTTAAGGCCATTAACTGATGCAGCAACATTAATTTCAAATGGCGATGTAGTCGCCCCTGTAATGCTGACATCACCATCAACAGTCAGCCCATCCATTGTGGCTGTGCCGGTAACGTCTATGCCTGTGGGGGTTGTAATTAATTTTTGATTATTGTTAAAGAAAATAGAGGTTGCGCCACTATCTATGCCTAATAAATAATTTTTCGTACCATCTGCATTTTGTAAGGCTAAATTTGTGCCTTGAATTCTAAGATTTCCTGTGCCGCTGTCAGTAAAAAAACTAGCAGTACCATCATGATAAATCTCTAAATCATTAGAGTTACCAAACGTAGCCTTGTCATTGTCACCAAGAGACAAACCATCAGCAGTGACTGTGCCTGTGAAGGTTGGGGATGCTGAAGAGATAGCAGCGATGTTCCACGCAGAACCATCATAGACTTTCATGACATCACTAGTGGTGTTGAAGTACAACGCACCAGTTAATAAAGCATTGCCGTCATTGTCTAGTGTAGGGTCTGAGGCTTTATCGCCTAAGTAGCGGTCATCAAAGGCATCGTAGCTTGCTGCTGCTGCGGTTGCTGAAGTTGCAGAAGCTGTAGCTGATGTGGCTGCATTTGAAGCTGATGTGGCTGCGTTACTGGCTGATGTGGCTGCTGCTGCGGCAGAGTCTGCTGCTGAAGTAGCAGAGCCTAAGATAGAGTCTGTGTAGGCTTTAGTCGCTGCATCCTGAGCTAACGTAGGGTCGCCAACACCAGTAATCTTGTTAGTCCCCATCGCAATAGCACCAGACATAGTGCCGCCAGTGAGGTTGAGCTTGAGTGCGTCTGCTGTGTCTACATAGGTCTTAGTCGCTGCGTCCTGTGCAGAAGTAGGATTACCAAGACCAGTAATCTTTGACGTACCCATTGCTATAGCGCCAGTCATCGTGCCACCCGCGAGAGGTAGTTTAGTGGCTAGTGCTGTTGTAACAGTAGAGGAAAAGTTAGCGTCATCGCCTAATGCGGCGGCTAGTTCGTTCAACGTATCAAGAGCAGCAGGGGCAGCGTCAATGACGTTAGAAACCGCTGTGTCTACATAACCTTTAGTTGCGGCGTCAGTAGAAACAACAGGGCTACCTAAGTCACTTAGTACCGCAGCGTTAAAGTCTACAGTGCCGTTGACAACTAGATTGTTGAGTGTAGTTGTTCCTGAGCCTGCTGTTAGGTTGCCTGCAACATTACCTGTCAGGTCGCCAGTTACATTACCAGTGACGTTACCAGTTAAGTTACCAGTAACATTACCCGTCAGACCGCCTACAAAGCCCGTGGTGGCCGTTACTGTAGAACCCCTTACCGTTGATGGGGTAGTCGCACCAATAGGCGTAGAGTTGATTGAGCCGCCTGTAATGACTGCATTGCTAGATGCAAAAGTACCGTTAGCGGTTAGAGTGCCGGTAACGGTAGCAGTAGCGGTGGTGACAGTAGAAGGATTAGTACCCAGTTCTACAATCTGTGTAGACGCATTCTCTGTGAAGATTCGTTTGTCTGTGACGTTGACAGCGAGTTCGCCCTGAACCAAGTCACTTGTGGTAGGGACTGCTGAAGCAGTTGAGCTGTTCTTGGTTACTATCGTTGCCATGTTAAATTCCTGTAGTTACCACTTGGTTTTATGCGACCAGTATCTTGCAGATAGTTTTGAAGGGCTTGAGTCTTGAGCGTTATGCCTAGCGTAATATGATTTCTTTCGCGCTTTATCTTTGGCAGTCTTGGGATTACTCCCTGCGCCCGTCACACCCTGCTGTCCGAATCGAACAGTCTTGATTTGATCACCGACTTTCGCCAATACAACATGGCTTTTGGTGGGATGGTTAGGAGTCTTTTTGGGTTTGTTATACCCACTTAATCCGAGCTTGGTTAATTTCGGGTCTTTATTACGCATAAGATAAGGGGGCAGGTTTCCCTACCCCCATCTCCACTAGCCGTTAACAGCCATGATGAAGCCGCTGTCAGGACGGTAAGTCTTGACACCGTACAGAGTATCAGCAGTATACAGTGTTCCGAGGAACTCCTGCTTGTACTGAGTTTGTGAACGTACTGACATCTGCTCTGCCAAGATCATAGTGTCTTGGTGGATGAGCATTGCTGCCTTGATTTCACCACCCGCAGTGTTGTCACCTGCTGTTTCTGTGACAGGGCAGTTAGAAGTAACGTATACGTCAACGCCGTATAGGCTACCGATCTTACCGTTCTGTACAGTCTGACCACCAACAAAGTCAGAAGATACATAACGCTCAACGCCCATGATGGCGTTACGCAGTGAAGGAGGAATAACAAACGCACGGTTGTCCATAGGGACATCGGCGTCATCCTGCTTCTGAATCAAAGCGCGGAAACAAGCATCAGTAAAGACGTCAGCAGTAGTAACCGTGTCGTTAGCGTAGGCAGTCAGACCACCAGTTGCATCACAGTAGAATGCAGCAGAGTTAGTCCAAGCAGAGCCATCGCCATCACCTAGTGACTTACCAAGCGTGAAGAGGTCTGTGTCTACCTGACGTGACAGAGCATAGCCCGCATCAGATGTGTAGAAGTTACGGAGCGAAGCAAGAGCTTGAGTCTCTGTAATATCTTCGATGATGCGTGAGTACTCGTAGTGCTTGTCAATTGCAACTTGCACTTCGCTCTCTGTGTTGCTTTGGATTGTGACAGCAGTTGCTGACGCTTTCGCGTACGCATCGCCACGGATAGGAGCAGGAATATGGATGATGTCACCCTTCTTGCCTGTCATACCCATTTTCTTGACTAGGTTCGCGAGGATGAGGTTTTTCTCATACGCCGCACGAATCTCGTCACTCCAAATTTCAGGGATAAATGTAGCAGCAGTAGTGTTAGTTACTGCGCCACCCATATTAGGATAAGTAGAAGTAGTCATAATAATCTCTCAAAGGTTAGCTTTTTACGCGACCTTCCTGATACGCCCTCATGATCTCATCAGACATCGATTGATAGCGTTGCGGGTTGGTTCGCATTAGTTCAATAATGTCGCTTCGTCTATAGATCTTTCTGCTTGGTGCTTCTGAACTTCCATTAGCACCGCCCGTTGAAGCTGCGTTCAAAGTTTGTTTACGCTCTTTGCGCTCAACACTTACGGCTTGTTGCGCAACGTCTTGAGTTGATTTCCAAGAAGAAAACAATTCATCTGCTGCGTCATAGTCGTACTTGTTGTTTGCTCGCTCGTATAACTCTGAACGGATCTTGCTGCCGACCACCCACTTCTGAAAGTTGGCGTCCATAGCAATCTCTTTAATGTCAGGATGCTTCTGCTGTAAAGCCGAAAGCGTCTGACTTTGTTTCATTTGATTGCCCAATTGCTCCAACTGTTTAATGGTTGGATGGTTTGCAATTTTGCTATCAACAGCTTTGTCGGGTTCGGCAAAGAAATCTATCTCTTCAGCCTGTTCCGGTTCGTTGACTTTGGTCTGATTAAGAATGAAATCGTCTACAACTTTTCTTAGCTGACCTACTTCCTGTCCTTGCTGACCGATGCGGGACTCTGCCTCTTGGTGCATCTTGATCAACTCAGCAGGAGTTTTCCCCCTATAATGTTCGGGAGTGTCATCTACGGCTACCTCTTCAGTATTTTCCGAGACCGCTTCCTGTTGTATTTCTTCATCTACCTCGTTCGTCACTTCGTCAATAAGTTGTGCCACTATTAAACTCCTATGGAGACAAGAC